AGAATATTGGACTCAGGATGACCCCAGTCAATAGTAAAAAGATAGGTACCAGGATAAAACTTTTTATCTTTTCCTCTAAACTTACCATCTATACCATCCATCCAATCAAAGCGATGCACAGAAGGATAATAGCTAAAACAATTCCACAACTGAAGCTCGTCAAGGCGCATATCGGGCACTTGATGTCTAGAAAAATGTTTTTGAAAAAACGCTGAGATAGGCAAACGCCAATAGCACGCACCGTTTGATAACATGATGTTAAATAAGATGGCACGTCCCGTAATAGAAGTAATTCCAAAGATAACACAATCTCGCTCGCCTTTTCTTCCTTGATCCATGTCGTATAAATACTCCGTCCTAATCTTGCAATAGATCGGGGGAATGTTTGCGTTAAGGTATGCCATAGTTTATCCATAAATATCTCCCCAATTTTCACCTGACTCATAGTCAACTTTATTGGGAACTTCTAATGTAACAGCATTTTCCATAACCTCAACAATCTTTTTTGCATGAGCCTCAGACTCTACTGATAAATCTAACTCATCATGAATTTGAATGTGAGCGGTGATTCCTTCTTTGTATAATTCAATCATTGCTTTCTTTGTCATGTCTGCAGCAGAACCTTGAATAAGTTTATTCAATGCTTTGTAAGTATAAGCTCTCTTGATCCCTGGTCCGTGTTCCGCGAGTGCTTCTTCATGAGGCAACGCTTTATGCATCCCAAACATGTTTGGCTCCCATAAATTAAATCTGCATCGTCGACCAAGAAGCGTTCTAACTTTACCTGCTTTTTGTGCTCGGTTCATAACAGAGTTTGTTAACTGTTTCACAAACGGAACTCTATTGTGATACTGATCAAATAATTCTTTTGCTTTTTCTGCTGACACCCCAAGTTCTGCTTGAAGCTTTGCTTTACCCATTCCATAAAATAAACCAAGGTTAATGGTTTTTGCTTGTGACCTAGGTATCTCGGCCATGTCAGCCACGATCTGGTGGAAGTCTGTTGAACTATCGGTTCTATATGCTTCTACAACTTCATACACAGATGGTAATTGTTGCAAAGAAGCATAATGTACAACAAGACGTGGCTCTTGTTGTGAATAGTCAAAACAGCCCCAAGTACATTTTTCTTCCGGTAAAAATAGGGAACGGATCAATGGGCCTAGATCTTTATTCCTTGCCGGTAGTTGTTGTAGGTTAGGATTACTGTAACTGAATCTTCCAGTTACGGTTCCACCAGAATCTGATCGTATTTGATTAATATCTGCATGTATTCTACCTTTATGTTCATGCTCTATAATCGTATCAATAAATGTTGTATGTGCCTTGTTAATTTCTCTCGCTTTTGCTATCATCTGAACAACAGGATGTTTATGTTCTTGTAATTCGTTTTTAGTAAAGGAGGGTGCTTTTGTTTTCTCGGTTCTTCGGTAATCTAATTTCAGTTTATCAAAAACATCTGCTACCGATCTTGCAGCCCATATTTGTGGTTCTATTCCTGTTTCTTTTTTTACTTTTAGCAATAAGTCTTTTTCTTCTGCGACTAGCTGTTGTTTCAGCATGTGAGCTCTTTCTGAATCAACGCGAACACCAAGAAATCTCATATCAACTAGACAAGGAAATAATTCAGTTTCTAAATCAAAAATAGATTCTATATCTTCCTGTACAATTTTTGTTTTATAATGTTGCCATAACTCTAAAGTCAGTTCTGCATCTTTTTCTGCATACGCACCTACATACATTGGAGGAAGTTTCCACATGTCTGCTTTTGGATCCAAACCTCGTGACTTTGCTTCATCGGTTAAGGCAGCTTCGTTTTTACCATAACCTAAATGCTCCCAGGACAATGCATTTAAAGAATATGAAAATCTGTTTTCATCAACTAATGATGCTGCAATCATAGTGTCTAAAATCCTACCTTGAATTTTAATTCCCATTTGTCTAATCCAACATACATCGTACATCGCATTGTGAAATATCTTATCTGCCGGTGTAGACATGGTATCTTGAAACCATTCTAAAACTTTTTTCTTATCCATGTTTGAACCTGAGCCGTGAGCAATGGGAAAATAAAATTTTCTTCCAGGTACGGCAACTGCAATTCCTACAACTTCACCTTCACCTATAACTGCGCCAGATCCTTTTGTTTTTAAATTAGGATCACGTGTTTCCAAGTCGATCGCCATTTCATCATACGATCTTAAATCCGGAAACTCTTCTGGTTCACACCATTCAGTTTGTGCTTCAAACTTAAGTATTTTCATTTATATTCCTACCACAAAGTATAAAATACAAATGCAAGTGAGTAGTCCTAAATCAAACGTCGCTGTCAGTTTGTAATCCATCTTTTTCCTTTTTATTTTTATCTTCTTTTTTTCCAAAAATTTCATCAAAGTTTTTCTTAAACTCTTCGGTAGGTATTCTGGATTTACCGTCCCATTTTCTACCTGGCTCACTCATTATCCCACTCCTTTCTAAGTCTATCTATTTCTAATTCACAATAATGAATAATTTTATTTAGGTCTTCTATCTTATTTTTTTTCAAATATCTCACAACGTATTTGATTACGTTGCCTTGAAAAAAATTAAGATTGTTGCCCATGATAAAATCAAAGGGTTGTATTTTTATTTTATAGTGATCACCACCTTCTTGTCTATCTTTTGCATTCTTTGGATAAAATGCTTTTTCAAATAAAGATTTATCTGTCATGTTTATCTCCTTTGTTATGTGGTAGATGTTGCTTTAGCGTAAATATGATAAGGTAGTCATCCAGGCTTCCACTAAAACAACTTTTTCCGGATCCTACCACTAACCCGTCAAATCCAAAGCCCGATGACAACTTGTAACCTCTAAATTCTGTATCCATTAATCTCTTTTTTCGCTTGTAGAAAATATAAATTTTCTTTCGTTCTAGTGGTTCCTACATACCATACTCTATGCTCCTCGTCCTCCTTTTCTTGAGAAAATTTTATATTTTTTCTAATTTTTTTCGTATTATCTAAAACTAAAATAACATTGTCACATTCACCACCTTTGGCTGCATGGATGGTTGAGACTTCAACTTTTGGTTCTTCTCCTAGGTTAAAACCCTTCTCTCGTAAACGTCGGATGTATTCAATGTCTATATTTTTTGCATTATCAAATACTTCAAACCATTGTTGTTGAAAATCTATATCTAAATCAGCAGCAGAAACCTCTCCATCTTTTACTTGTAAATCATCTTTAATGAATCCAACGATATCTTTTGCATCTGCACTGGTTATCTTCTCTCCTTTTTGTAACAACATATAATTCAAAACAGCTTTATATAATTTTGAATTAAAACTTTTTCCGTATCTCGTTTTAAAATAAACACCTCTTGTCTTCAGGAAATGTGCAATTTCATCGGATCGGTAAAGTACTCTTGTTAGAATCAACCAATTGCCTGAATCTAAATCTACATAATCTAATGATCTTATTTTCTCCACAGATCCCTGGTCCGTGGTTGGTGTGTATTTTTTATTTACTCTAGTAGATATGTTCTCTAAAATATTTTCAGCACACTCCTGAACTGCAACAGGAATCCTGCGTGATTGATCAAGAATGATATGTTCTCCAGGCTGATTAATGAAACGATCTACATCTGCACCTGCCCATGCAAAAATGGCTTGGTCATCGTCTCCTGCTAAATAGATTTCGTTACATCTTTCCTTTAATACATCAAACATCTTCCATTGAATTGGAGATAAGTCCTGAGCTTCATCAATAAAAATAATATCAAAGTTTCTACAATCATCTTTCTTTTTTATAAAATCATTAATCATGTCATTGTAGTCTTTTAAGTTGTAAGCTTTCTTGTAGTTTTCAATTGTTTGATTAATAGATTTCAAAGTAGTTAAATCAATATCACGACTCCAGTTATTAGAATGAAACTCTTCTTCTACAGAAATATCTTTAACTCTCGCTGAGTTAATTAAATTAAAATACTCATTATTAAATTTTAAATAACAATTTCCATCCGAATCTTCTTTAATTCGAATACCTAATTCTTTTCCGATGATCTCGTAATGTTCTGGTTGCATAATTAATTCTTCTGATAGACCTAAACTGTGAAATGCAAAGGAGTGTAGAGTCTGAAAATTTTTTAATTCTTTTTCTTTGAGACCAAGATCTCTAGACAACAAAGTTTCTTTTGCATGTTTGGCTGCCTTTTTTGTAAATGCAAAATAGCCTAAGTTATTGATTTTATTACCTTTTTTCAGATATTCTTCTACTTTATTTAGTAAGGTTGTAGTCTTTCCTGTTCCTGGTGGACCGAATATTTTTTTAATAGATGTCATCTGCCCCCTTAAATTCTACTGCTTCTACCTCATCCTCATCATCAACGAATTCCTTTGCTTCAAACTTCACACACGAAATAGGTTTGTTGTATTCTTTTTGTCCTTTCTTAGATGGATACCTTTTCTTAACTCCAAACTCAGCCTTTAATAAATTTTTCATCATCTGTGCTGTTCTATCTTTTTTAATTTTCCAACCTTGTGATGTAAACTCTTCATACATAGGTCCATATGCAATGTATGCAATCTCCTCTTCTAAGAAATAAGCTCCGGATCTAAATGAATTATTATTTTTAGCTTGAGGTCCAGCTAAATATCTTCTCACCATTTCAATTAATTCTTCCTGAGGACTTGTGCCTGTTGGTGCAGGATGTATTTTCTTTGGCGGAAACAAACTGCTAACAACTTCTGAAAATTCATTTGGACTTAACTTTGGTAAATATGTTCCAGTTGCTTTTGTAAGAATAGAAAAGAAATCTACCTGAACATAGAATGTTTTTGTGTTAGGCACTCTAACCTCTTTACGTTTACCACTTGGTAAGACTGCAGTGAAAGTATATTCTGGTTCAGGAAAATAATCTATTTGTTCTAGGTTTTCCATTTTAGGAAACTCATTTAGTTTAGATGTTGCAAAACCATGTTTTCTTTTTCTACATTCGGCTCTCAAACAAAATTGATTAATAGGTTCTTTTGTACATGTGTATCCAGTTTTTCTAGAATCCTTTTTCCAAGAAGGAAACTTCTTTTTAATTTCTGCATCTGAATACTGATAATCTTCATGAAAGTATCTTCTTGCTGCTTTTAAAACTCTATCTTCCCAATCATCTGGATATTTCTTTTTAGCAAACACATAGTAGTTATATAAAAACCTATCTCTACCATCTGTAAGTTTTTCTTTGGTCATCATTTGTAAACATGGAGGACCATCTGAAAATTCTTCATCACCACCTGTTAGTAATTCTTTTACATGTATAGAAATAAAATCATTCAGGTATTCTTTAGAATATGTATTTGCTTCTACGATCTGTATAAACTGTTCAAATGAATATTCTTTTCCGTCTTGTGGGTTAACAGCAATTCTTTCTTTTTTACCGTAGTAAGGTAGATTTAAAAACTTACCATTAATTAACTCACCGTCAGGATCTTCTCCTAGTTCTGTTTGTTCTGGAAAAACTTCATTATCTGGTTTCAAGGTAAGCGTCATTAATAATTTTTCTAAGAACTCTCTAACAAATTGTGCTTCAGCTGGTTTATCTAGAAATAAATATAGATGAAGTCCACCTGATTTAGATTTAACTGGTACTAACGGTAAGTTATATTTTAAAATAATATCGTAATATTTTTTAGGTGAAAAATCTTTGTAGTCTTTTGGATCAATATCAATTGCACCAAACTGCGCTAATGCTTCGTCCGTACATGGTTGTATACCTATTGATTTCTTACCCTCTAAATGATCTAAATAATCTCTGTCTTTAACAGGTTGATTAGTCCATATATAAATTGGTTTTAGTTTATTTTTCTTAGGATCTAATTTTGCTTGAGCAAAATCGGCCCGACCGTAATTACGCTTTAGTCCTGTAAATATCTGTATAAATTTTTCTTCCATGCCCATTAATAAGGAGCCCTGCTGTTGGACAGGGCCCCTACTATTTAATTAAAAGTGTGCTTCGTTTTTTGTCTCTTCGGTTTTTTGTGAATTACCGTGCTGTACATTCACTTCACCTTTAGAAACTGACTCAGCAAAAGCTTTTGCTTGGTTGTATATAGTTTGATCAGTTACTGGACCAACCTTTGAAACTTCCCAACCAAACCAAGTTCCTTTGTCATTGGATTGTTGGACAGTCTTAAGATTGTATATGTGACTGAAGGCAGCTGGAGTAAAAAATCCATTCTTACCTTTTAACTTTATACTTGCCATCATACTATTCCACTTTCTACTAATCTTTAATTGCGTTGATTTCATGGCAATCAAAGCAGTAGATGGTGAATTAGTTAATGATAAAACAAAGTGAGAAGCAGTCCTTTCAATATAGTTACCATTAGGTAATCTATCCTTATAATCTGCACCTCTTTGTGTTTTAGTCATGATATCACTTGAAGACGGATAAATGTTTACTGGTGCTCCAAGGCCTTCACCTCTATCTTGCCATTCAATGTATTCTAACTTATAATGACAAGGAATGATGTTCAGTCCTTTTTCACCATCAACTAATTCATTCGTAACAGAGTTGTAAATCATGCCAGGTTCTGCACCTTCAACATACTTACCATCCCTCTTGTTAACTTCAGGTGATAGTTGGCCTAGGATTTTTAAAAATGGTAATGCTAAATCATCCTGACCTAACACTCCTAGACCTTTATCTGCATCTTGTTCTAAGAAAGAAACGGCTAATGCGCCTGCTTCTTGCTTTTCCACAATAGCTGATCCATTTTTCTTTTTTATTGGTTCTTTGCTCATGGTTATTATTTCCTTGTTATTTTGGTTCGGCTTCCTGCGAACACGTTAAATAGATCAGAGGGCATATCTTTGCCAGACTCGATACGCTCCCTGACCAATGCTCTAAGGGTACTCGGCTCGACCTTTAACTTCTGGCTAGGTTCGTAGCCTTGTCCCTGCGCGAGCACAGCATATTGCTGCGCCTCAGCGTCTTCGTTACGACCAAAGGAAACAGTAACCTCATTTTTAATAAGGTCACCTAGGTCATTGTTACGAAGCCAGTTATAAGCTTCTTCCTTTTTGTCTGTAGGAATAGAAGCTCCGTAGACCGGTTTAACTTCAACAGCTGAACCGTCTGCGAGTTTTAAAGTAGACAAATTCATTTCTCTCATCATAGTTGGGATGACATCTTCTGAAATAACAGCTGCCTTCTTTTTTAATTGTTTTAACTTTTCTTCTGCAACGAGAACTTGATCTTCCAGATCTCTGAGTTTAACAACTTGTTCTGACAATGATTTATAATCATTATCTTGAACCAGTGCATCTGACTGATCTTGTTCAAAGTCTATTGTGCTCATTTCTTTATCTCTTTCGTTAAAGTTTCTTGTAATATAATCAAGTAATGTCCTATGTCAAGCCTCAATGTTACCTTTCTCATATAAATTTATTTCCACAGGATAATAAGTGGCTTCTTGCCTATCCCATTTTAAAAATTTATATTGCCCATTTGTTAAGTCTGAAACTACAGAACATGCTACTCCTATGATAGCAGGATCGCCTGTAAGTAGTAAATAATCTTCTGGAGTATAATCTTTTAATAGCTGTCTTAATTTAAAAATTAATGGTCCAGGTGATAAAATAATTTGTGAATGTTCTGGTAATAAAACTTTTAGCTCACCATATTTTGATGCGCCTATAATATTAAATTTTGGTCTACCGGATCTAGTTCCAGGTAATTCTTGTAATACGTAAACTTTAGCCATGATTCTTTCTTGACATTTTCCTTTAGAGTTTATATATGTTTTTTTAGAAAGAAGTAAAGGTTAAAAAACTATGAACTATAAATTTAAAACTAAGCCATATGAGCATCAAATAACTGCTCTTGAAAAGTCCTGGAATAAGGAAGTATACGCGTATTTTATGGAAATGGGTACGGGTAAATCTAAGGTATTGATTGATAATATCTCTATGCTTTATGATAAAGGTAAAATAAACGGAGCGCTAATTATAGCACCAAAGGGTGTGTATTCCAACTGGTATAATTCAGAAATACCTACACATATGCCTGACCATATTGAAAAAAATATGGTAT